TATGATTTTAAGAGAACTAAAACAATATATGATAGAGCATAATACAGTTGCTTTAATTGATTTGGTTAACCATTTCTCTACAGACTCTATAGTTATAGAAAAAATGTTAGATCGATGGGTTAAGAAAGATAAAATAGAAGTGTTAGACAATAGAAAAGGTTGCGGCACTATATGCTGTAAATGCGATGAAAGACTTATAAAAATATATAAATGGAGAAATAATGATTAATATACGTGAAATAATTGGATGGGTACTAGCCCTGTTTTGGTTTGTATTCGCTACATGGTTACTGTTACAACCACTCCCCTCAGAGGCTGATGATACAACAGTCCATGAAGATCAAGTAGCAACTAAAGAACGTGGTTCAACACATGGTTGGGTATATAATAAAAAAACTAAAATACTACAATTCTGTATCCAGACTTCTGGTGAACAATATGATGCTAATGCTGAAGTGATGTGTATCCCATACCCTAAGCAACTCAAAGTGATTGATGAATTTGAATCCTTTTTCTTAGACGGTAATAAAGGGTATCTACCAAATGAATGACATATTTTGGGAAACTGATTTATGGAAAATTGAACTAATTAGGCCTGGACTAATACCTAATACTATATTACAAGCCTCTAAGAATAAATTCGGATTCTTTGATAAAAATGGTAGAATCTATATGCCATTAGCTGTATATTACGGTACAGATAAAGTTAATGAATGTCTTCCTCAAGGTACATTAATTGAATGGAGCGATAAATGTATTAAAATCTTTGAAAGTCGCTTACAGTATAATAGATATATAAAGTTATATAATAACATGAAAGAGGATATAAATTGAAAATAGAATTATACTCAAAAATAAATTGTACGTTCTGTGATATGACCAAAGCGTGGTTTGATAGGCATAATGTAAGATATGAAGTAAAGGATATTGGAAAAGATCCCTCATATATGAATGATTTGATTAATATGAGAGCTCGAAGTGTTCCTCAGATTGTTGTTGACGGAAAGCATCTAGGTAATTATGATACCTTAATGGAAAATAAGGAATTATTCCTATTTGAAAAGGCTGTTAATATGACAACTCCATCAGAATCTTATAAACCATTTAGATATCCATGGGCAGTAGAGTTAACAAAACGACATGAGCAAGCGCATTGGATTGAAGATGAGATTGATCTATCTGATGATGTGTCTGATTGGAAATCCCCTGATAAACTAACACAGGAAGAAAAGAATTATATCATTCAGGTACTTAGACTATTCACTCAATCTGATGTAGCTGTAGGTCAGAACTATTACGATTTCTTTATCCCTAAGTTAAAGAACAATGAGATTCGTAATATGTTAGGTTCATTCGCATCAAGAGAAGGTGTACATCAAAGAGCATATGCCCTATTGAATGATACATTAGGACTTCCAGAATCTGAGTTTCATGCATTCCTAGAGTACAAAGAGATGGCGGATAAGGTTGAGTTTATGAGAGATAATGATAACTCTAATTATTCTAATCTTGCACTTGCCGTTGCTAAGTCTGTATTCTCTGAAGGTATATCCCTCTTTGCATCATTTGTAATGCTACTAAACTTTCAACGATTCGGTAAGATGAAAGGGATGTGTAAAGTAGTGGAATGGAGTATTCGTGATGAAACCATGCATGTTGATGGTATGACACAGATATTCCGTGGGTTCTGTGAAGAGCATCCTAGAGTAGTAACAGATGATTTCAAACGTGAGATCTATACTATGTTAAGAGAGGTGGTGGAACTAGAAGATCGGTTTATTGACTTAGCTTATAATGGTGATGGTAGAGTAGATGATCTAAGTGTTGCTATGGCGGGTTTACAGAAAGAAGATGTTAAGTTATATATTAGACATATTGCAGATCGTAGACTATTACAACTTGGATTAAAGCCTAACTTTGAAGTAAAAGATAATCCGTTACCATGGTTAGATTGGGTATTAAATGCCCCTGACCATACTAACTTCTTTGAGAATCGTGTTACGGAATATGAAGTAGGCGGACTTAAAGGGGCATGGGGAGAGGTATATGCTGCATAATGACCCTGAGTCTGAGTTTGATATGCATTGCCCTGATTGTAATATAGAGTTTGGTGTACTATACCCCGAAGTGTATGAAGAGAATAATGTGTTACCATCATATTGTCCTTTCTGCTCAGGTAAAGTAGATATAACGAATGATGGACTGGATAACGATGACGGAGATTATTGATGAGGACGAATCTATACCAAAGGTTAGGAAGAAGGATAACACCTTTAAAGATGAGATTAAGGAAGAGTGTGGGGAATGGTTATATGAAGACAAGATTTACAACTTACCGGAGGACTGTACTAGCAAGACAATGTACGGGTTCGTATATCAGATACAGGATAGAACAAGTGGCAAAAAGTACATTGGCAAAAAGTTCTTCTGGGCACGTAAAACACGACAAGTTAAAGGTAAAAAGAAAAAATACTTGGCTGAGTCGGATTGGAAAAAGTATTACGGATCTTCTGAAAAGCTTTTAGTAGAGGTAAATAAAGATAAGAGTAGATTCAAAAGAGAGATATTAAGACTATGTAAGACTAAGTCTGAATGTGCTTACTTTGAAGCTAAGTTACAGTTTGAACATGATGTATTACTAAAAGATGAATATTATAATGATTGGATAATGGTAAAGGTTCGTGCAGCTCATCTAAAAAAACTTAAAGAAACACTTGACATTAATGATGAATTATAGTATAATATAGGATATATAATGATAAATGTAACTATTGAGATTCCTATGGAGTCTAATCCAGTAAAGTATGAAGTAGATGATATAACAGGTGAATTGTATTTAGATAGGTTTCTAGATACAGCAATGCATTATCCATGTAACTATGGATTTATACCAGCAACTTTAGCAGAAGATGGTGATCCTGTAGATGTATTAGTATTATCACCGTATCCTCTATTATCTGGATGTATTGCAAGATGTAAAGTATTAGGTGTGTTAGAAATGGAAGATGAAGAAGGTACTGATAATAAGATATTAGCTGTTCCTATTGATAGATTATATGGGGATTGGAATGATATTGAAGATGTACCAAAAAGGACATTAAATCAGATTCTTCATTTCTTTGAACATTATAAAGATCTTGAACCCCATAGATGGGCTAAAGTATATGGATGGAAGTGTGCTACTAAAGCAAGAAAGATTATAGAAAGATCCTGTATTAAATGTGAGAATGAATAATGATTATTATAGATTATAATGGTATAGCAGTAGGTAATGTAATAACACAACGATTAGATCTACAAGAGGATTTAATCAGACATATGATTCTTAATACAATTCGTATGTATAATGTAAAGTTCAAGGATAAGTATGGTCCTGAAGTAGTTATAGCACTTGAAGGTGGATCATGGAGAAAGGATTACTTCCCACAATACAAAGCTAATCGTAAGAAGAGCAGAGATAAAGATACAATGGATTGGGATAAGTTGTATGAGATCATTAATAAGGTTACTGATGAGATTAAAGAGAACTTTCCGTACAAAGTTATTAAAGTTGATAAAGCTGAAGCGGATGATATTATTGGAGTTTTATGTGCTGAAACTCAAGAGTTTGGTAAGCATGACAAGGTAATGATTGTATCGGCTGATAAAGATTTTATCCAACTTCAAGAAGGCACTACCAATATCAGTCAATATTCCCCAATGACCAAGAAGTTCATTTCTGGGTCTTCACCTGATTATCTATTCGAGCATATCTGTAAGGGTGATACATCAGACGGTGTACCTAATATCTTATCAGCTGATAACTTCCTAGTTGATGGTATTAGACAGAAACCAATGACTAAGAAGAAGATCGCCTTATGGCTAGACGATTTTAATTTCATGCCTTCGGAGATACAACGAAACTATTATCGTAATAGACGATTGATCGATTTATCGTATGTACCAAAAGAGATAAAAGATAGTATTATAAGTAGTTATGAGAACACACAAATTGCATCTAGATCAAAGATATTAAACTATTTAATTAAGCATAGATGTAAGATGTTAATGGATGTTATACAAGATTTTTAAAGAGGATATATAATAATGAGTGAATATAAGCATATGTACGAATTACTTGAAGCTGTAGGTAAAGTAAAATCAGCTAAAGCAAAGGCGACATTTCTTAAAGATAATGATTGTTTGGCTATTAGGGATTTCTTAAAAGGATCTTTTGATAACTCTATTACATTCAATTGGATTCCTAAAGGATCTGTACCCTATACACCTAAAGATATTAAAGCAGATGATATATCATCATTGATTGATAAGACATCAGTATTTAATTACTTTGCAGATGAGGGGCCAGGTACCTCAGTACCAACGGCTCGTAGAGAAAAAATGTTTATTGATTTATTAGAATCTATTCATCCTAGGGACGCTGAATTAGTCATTATGATGAAAGATAAGAAACTAAAAGGTCAGTATAAAGGCCTTACTGTTAAACTATGTAACACAGTCTGGGGAGGGTTAATCACTAAGTAATCTTATATTATGATTCCTATAACGACTAGAGCAAATGGAGTATGATTAGTAATGCCAACATATGAATATAACTGTAGTAATTGTGATATAACTTTTGAAAAGTTTATCCGAATTGCTATGAGAAATAGACCTTTAGAAGAACCATGTCCTGAATGTAAAGTTCAAGGATTGGTTAAGCAGGTGATTGGAGCTCCTAAAATAGTATATGAGACAGGGGATGTTGTAGGTCGAACAGATGATGGATTTAAAGAAGTACTATCCAAGATCAATGCAGGAGCCTCACAAGATCCAAAACATAACACTATAACAACAAAATAGGAAATCACAGTATTGGCTAACTTAAAGAACATTTAGGATATTAATATTATGAAAAGATATAAGAATTTTAAGCATTTAGACATACAACTAGGTTATGATGACCTTAATGTAACATACAAAGATGGCACTAGGTTATATGAAACCCCGAATCATGAAACGTTCCCATCTGTAACATCAGTACTTTCTATATTATCGAAGGACTCTATTGAAAAATGGAGAAAGAGAGTAGGCAACGATAAAGCAAATAGGATTTCATATAAAGCATCCACTAGAGGAACAGCTGTGCATGAAATCATTGAGAAGTATATTAATAATGATAAAGAATACTCTGATGGGTTCTTACCTAATATACATGATAACTTCATATCAGTTAGATCTATTATCGATAGATACATTGATAACGTATCATGTCAAGAAGGAGCTCTCTATTCAACTCATTTAGGTTTAGCGGGTAGAGTAGATTGTATTGCTGAATGGGACGGTAAAGTGTCTATTATTGATTTCAAGACATCAGCAAAACTCAAGAAGAAAGAATGGTGTGAAGGTTATTTTATACAAGAAGCTGCATATGCTATTATGTTCGAAGAGCGTACTGGTATTCCTGTAGAACAGTTAGTAACACTAATAGCAGTAGATAATGAAGAACCTCAGATATTCATTGAACAGCGTGATAACTGGACATCTAAACTAATGGAAACAATAGGATTATATAATGAAACAGAAAGTACTTGACCTCTTAGAACAACAAGAAAAACTAAACTCTATTATCAATCCAGACTGGAAAAAGGATAGAAGTAGACAAGACTTTATCCGAGCAATGATAGTTGAATCAGGTGAGCTATTAGACCATACAGCATATAAATGGTGGAAGCATGGTTCTGTAGATATTGAGCAATCAAGAATGGAGATTGTTGATCTATGGTTTTTTTACTTTTCATTAGTATTACTTGACCCAGCAACATTACCCTCACACTTACACGATGATAAACTTGAATACTTTGCTCAAATGGTTATAGATCATTCAGGTCTTGAAGGAACACCAGATCCATCTCTAACAACCAAATCATCTAAACCTGAATGGGATACAAAGAAAGTGCAACAAAGAACTTTATATTTTGTTCATTCTTGTTCACAGATGTCACCTAATCTACTCTCCACTATGTATGAACTAGCTGAGTTAACAACAGCGGCTGGTATGTCATTTCAAAAGATGTATGATATGTATATGGGTAAGCTGATACTTAATATCTTTAGACAAGAGAATGGTTATAAAGAAGGGACTTATCGTAAACAATGGTATGCATCATTAGCCTCAGGTATGTCGGAAGCTGATATTGATTATTTAGAAGATAATCAAGTATTAACTGAGATTATGAAACGTGTATCAGACCCAACACTAATAAAGGAAGCACTGCAGAATGGATATAAAGCAACCGGACATATTAGATAAAAAGACAATAACGGGTAAGCCATTATCAACTATATATGAGTTTTATCTAGTAGGTGATATAGAATCTCCAGAACATTATACTGAATGGTTTGAGACTATTCGTAATATTGGATTGCATGATGTAATACGTTTATATATTAATTCAGTTGGTGGTGACTTATTCACATCTATTCAGTTCCGTAATGTCATTAAACAATGTCAAGGTACTGTAATGATTGAAGTTGAAGGTGCTTGTATGTCAGCAGCTACAATGATTATGTTAGCATCTGACAATATAGATATCTCAGATAATTCTATGTTTATGTTTCACAACTACTCCGGTGGTGTTATTGGTAAAGGTGGTGAGATGTATGACAACATTATACATGAACGACAATGGTCTGAACAGCTGTTAAGAGATGTATATGTAGACTTCTTAGAAGAGGATGAGATACAGCAAATTCTCGATAACAGAGATATATGGATGGATTCTGATGATGTCATTAAGCGATTAATAAGCCGTGCTGAATTGAAAAAAGATGAAGAAAGTTCTTGACATTACACTAAAGTGAGTGTATAATAGTGTACATATCATAAAGAATTAGGAGAACATAGTTTTGAATAATCTTCTCATATTAGCACTATTTGTATTACCTACTACCACTATAGCATCTAATTACACACAATCAGAAGTAGATTGTATGAGTTTAGCCGTGTATGGTGAAGCGAGAGGTGAGTCCAAAATGGGACAACTTATGGTAATGGATGTTATTAATAATAGAAAGGTATCATCTAGATATCCTAATCATATATGTGATGTGATTAAACAACACAGACAATTCTCATTTTGGTCTGGTAGGTATTCATCCCCTAAAGATAAAGTAACTTATAAGAAGATACAGTCTTTAGTTGATGAATATACATCAGGGATATGGGGTGGGGGACTTAATGGTATCTCAAAAGGTTCTATGTGGTACCATGCTTCTAATATAAGACCTAGATGGTCATATAAGTTATCTAAGGTGTGGCATATAGATAATCATATATTTTATAAGTAACAGTAGTATAATAACAACAATTGTTGTTTTATATAAATAAAATCGTAATACAAAGGACATAATAATAATGAAGAAAATACTTGATGTAGTATATTATATAATGGGTTTAACAGGATTTCTCATAATATTAGGATCCGTGGACTCTACACTACTCACACTTGGTGAGATGGTTTTATTAGAGTTTGGAGGTCTATCATTAATGGTTCTATCATTAGTAGCCATCACATATAACAATAGGAAATAAGAATGAAAAAAGTATTAATCGTATTAGCAACAATGTTTGCGTTAATGTCTGCCCCACTAATGGCAGCTGATCATGATTCGAGTTTTGGATTAAAGATGAAATCAGCAGGCCTTCGTTGGAATCAGGATATGGATCAGTTTGGTGAATTTTGGTCTGGTCAAAATAATAACAACTATGCACGGGTATTTGCAACAGCATATGTTGGTTCTAAATCACATCAGCTAACAGGTGCATATCAGCAAAATAACTTATCAGCTCCTTGGGATGTATTTCAAGGTCGTGATCAAATCGGTGACGCATTATTTGTTGAATACCAATACAACTTCGATCAGTAGGTTGTATAAGTAATAATGTAAGATATTAATTTTCTAACTAAAGGAGTGAAGTATATGAGTGTAAGTAATGAAGAAATGGATGATAAAGGCGGTTTTGGATATCTTAAATGGCCAGCTGTTATAGTTGGTGTTTTAATTTTATCACTATTAGTAATTAAAGGTGATAACGCTGATAAGTATGATACCTCTAGGGCAGCAATGGCGGAAGACCCCGCTTTTGGAGCTTACAATGGTGTTAAAGCAGGTTCGCAAGGATCTACTTTCGGGAAAGCCGACTGGGGTAAAACCGAGTAGTAATAATGTAAGATATAACTAGACGCAGGAGAAATATATGAAGTGGGAAACACCGAAATATAAAGATTTAAGGTTTGGTTTTGAAATAACAATGTATATTAATAATAGGTGATAAAAATGAAAAAGACAATTATAATTGCAACAGCAATTCTAATGTCTGGATGTTCTACATTATCAACTGTCGGGATCGCGGCGCAGCATACAGTATCTCGTTACTGTGCTGCGTCACCTGACGCTAGAAATGTAATTCGTACAGCCGTTAGTGACTCAATAACTCCCAACTCAATATCAGTCACTTGTGCAGCTGATACCGTATTAGAATGAGTATCGAAGACACAACCGAATAT